GTCAAATTTTAAGATCAGACGGCCAAGAACCGGAATGGGCCACATTTGGTCTAGTCGATCATGTCTACTTTGTTGCCGGCCACGGTGTAGACCTGCCAAGCCCTATACATGGTAGAACCTGGGACAAGCCATTCAAGACCATACGATATGCGTGTGAACAGGTAGAGCGCGGTCCTAGAAATCCTGATGCCACATATCTACTAGAACTAAATCGTGTGTTTATACAACGTGAAACCACAGAGTTCATACAAAATCAGATCACCAACAACATCGCACCATTCACTTCAGCTTTTGTCTATGATGACTTCAAGTGCGAAAGAGATGTGGGATTTGTTGTTGATGCACTGATTTATGATCTAAGACACGGCGGTAATGTTAAAATCAGAGGAGCAGCCAATGCTCTCATAGGTGGACTCAGCGCAGAAGAAACAGAAGCTTATCCAGGACTTGCTGTAGAATCAGACGAATCTATCGCAGCCTATAACTACATGGTCACTGTGCTTGAAGATGTGCTGGCACAGACAGCTCCAGCAGTGAATTATCAGACTCTGAACGGTGACAATTCAACTGCTACAGTAGCGCAGTATTTCAATGCAGATCTCACAGCAGAATCAGGAGCCTATACCACAGCAGCTGGATTAGTTGAAGTGATTACTGACGCAATCACTGCTCGTGCAGCAGCGGTAACCGCTCCACAGATTGCAGCAGCATTGGCCAGTGTGCCAGCTCGCGTAAGTCCTAACAATCTTATCCGCATAGCTACTGGTCAGTACAGAGAAACACTGCCGATTATTGTTCCAGAACAGACCTGTGTGATTGGAGACGAATTAAGATCCACAAATGCTGGTCCCGCAGGCAGCTTGACTAACCTTTCGGATGTCAAATACTCAATGGGTGCTCTGTCAAGACTAGAAACTGTAGTCGGCCAGATTATCGCCGGCACCAATGTCACAGAAAGCGCAGGAAATACAGAAGTACAAAGTTCAGTATTTCCATATGCCAGCGCAGATGAACAAGCAGATATCACACAGCTGGTTAGAGTCATACAACATCAAATTGACTACCGTGTCAGTGCCACACACATGGTATCAAACGCAGACCCTACAGGATATAACAGTGCATATCTCGTAGGCTACGGTGATGCAAGAACACTTATAAAAGAAAACAAAGAATTTATCAAAGCAGAAATCATCGCTTACATCACGGTGAACTATCCTGCGGTGAAATATTCTAAAACCATATGCAAAAGAGACACAGGATTTATCGTCGATGCAATGGTCTATGATTTAACCTATGGCGGATTTACCCAGACACTGAATGCAGGATTGGCCTATTTTGACGGCACTACAGGACTGGAAATTGATGCATCGGAAGTTACTGCTACTGTGGCAGCTTATGGTAGATTAAAAACTGTGATGCAACAGATTGCTGCCAACACCGCAGTGACAAAATCCACAGGCAATGCTGCTACTCAATTCACCGATGCTACCAACCTCACAGGTGGTGCAGCAGCCAGCGCATTCATCGGCGCCAACATTGATAACATCACCAACCTGTTGGCAGGTGACTCAACAGCAGCCACACCTCCCATAGTCACGGTGACTTCAATCACAGGCACCAATACTTTTGTTACAGCTGGCCACAGCCTCGAAGAAGGAGACTTGGTAGTTCCTATAGAAACACAGAATGGACTGACAGCTGGTACACGTTATTATGTTTCCGCTACAGGTCTAACTGCTACTGAATTTAGAGTAGCTACCTATTACGCTGGCGGCACACAATCAGGATTTACCAACGGTTCAGGATTGACCTTGGTGATGACCTATGAAGATCGTCCAGTGGCTACTAATGCAGTGACTACTACTACATCCCTGCGAAATGCTTTTATAACATTACAACAACAGGTAAGCACCATTGTTACAGCAATGACTGCGTATATCGCTGCTAATTTTCCAACATTGGTCTATGACTCTGCTAAATGCGAACGTGATGCTAAGATCATACTAGATGCAGTAGGCTATGACTTCATGTTCAATGCCAACGGGCAAACTAGAAACGCTGCATTGGCCTATCTAAGAGCCAGCTCATCGGATGTGTATAGTCTAGGACAGAAGGCAGCCACAAGAGCAGCTTTCACTTTTGTTAAAACACAGGCTCTAGCCAACGTAGGCGGAGATACCACTGCACAGGCTCGCATTGAAACACTAATGACACTGTTGGACGACATCATTTATGGTGCTACCAATGAAGGCAGTCGTTGTGCCACAGGCAACAGAATGGTTGACTACGCAGTTCTGCAGTTAGAAAGAAACAGAGACTATATTGTAGCAGAAATTGATGCCTATATAGATTCTACATATACTACTACTGTGACCAACGTCACAGCAACTACAGATGTACTCACTTGTTCTAGCACAGCTTGGATGCAGCGTAATGCAGCTATTAGATTCACAGGTACTGTATTTGGTGGCATCAGCACAGGAACCACCTACTACATACAGAACGTAGTTAGTGCAACCGCATTTAAGATCGCCACCACTAGAGATTCAAACACAGCATTAGATATTGCATCTAATGCTGCAGGATCTATGACCGTGAGCTTGTATTACAGCAGTACAGCATGTCTACGAGATGTTGGTACCTATATTGATGCATTAAAATACGATTTGAAATATCCAGGCAACTACAAATCAAGATATGCTGCTAGATACTATGGCAACAGTGTGGTAGGCAGCCTAGAAGAAGACATGTACTATCTACGTGACGGTACTGGGGTTAGAGATCAAACTCTACAAGGACTTACTGGCGATCTACTTGCACCTAATGAATTTGGTACTTCAAGGGTTTCAGCCGGAGCCTATTGCTCCTTAGATCCAGGTTGGGGTCCAGAAGATTATCGAGTATGGATCAACACTCGTTCACCGTATGTACAGGGAGTGACCACACTGGGTACAGCAGCTATTGGACAGAAAATAGATGGCGCATTGCACAATGGAGGTAATGATTCGATTGTTTCTAATGACTTCACGCAGGTTATATCAGACGGTATTGGAGCTTGGATCACCAACAACGGTCGTGCAGAACTGGTATCAGTATTCTCATATTATGCACACATTGCATATCTTGCAGAAAACGGCGGCAGAATACGTGGTACCAACGGCAACAACTCTTATGGTGATTTTGGATCTGTGGCAGAAGGATTTGATGCTACAGAAATCCCAGACACAGGAGTGGTAGACAATCGACTGAGTTTTGAAGCTGTGATAGATAGAATCATATCAACTGGTTCCTCCCTCATACAAGTTGAATATCAAAACGCAGGTATAGACTACACAGAAGTGACCTACACAATCACAGGAGGCGGCACCGGAGCTGTGGTTATCGCTGATGAATTCCGCGATGAGGCTGTATATGAAGTAAGAATGTTAGATCTTATCGACGACAGCACTAATGCAGAAGAAGCTCAAGGTAACCTCGGTGGGTTTGGTTATATAACCAATTCAAACACCGCACAGGGTGGTACATCAACATCAGTAACCATAGCTGCCACAGACGGAGAAATCAGCACTGCTTACATAGGCATGAAGATAGTGTTAACTGGTGGCGCAGGTGTTGGACAGTTTGGTATCATCAACACCTATAACTCCGGTACTAAAGTGGCAGGCTTAGTAAAAGAATCTGACGGTACAGCAGGATTTGATCACATGATTGCAGGCACTGGTATAGTAACACCAGATGCTTCATCAACATATATCATTGAACCCACAGTCACATTCGCAGCACCGGGATATACTAGCACAGCTAGTACACTGCCAACTTCAGGAGACTGGGTTGCAGTGAAATACGGTGAAACCGCAGCAGTATACGCATCGGTCACCGGCACCTACAGTGGTGCAGGTGTTGGTGCTACATTTACTGTGATACGCAACGGATGGAAATATACACCTTCCTTACAGGCGGCAGGTACAGGATATGTGAGATTACAAACCATTACCATATTAGGAACCAGTCTCGGCGGATTAAGCACAGCCAACGACCTAGTGATAACTATCACTGCGGTCAATGTTGCAACTGGTGCTATTTTAGAATTTGATCACGCAGGATACGGCATAGGTGGTAGATATGTAGCTCTACGTGGTGCTAGCACAGTTGGTGCAACATCCGAAGATGGAGTTTTGTGGACCACTAGAACCAGCTTGATGCCCAGTGCGGCAACCTGGTCATCAATGGCTGCAGGCCTGTTTGACGACGGATCCACAGTGGGCAAGGTCAGCAAATTTGTAGCAGTGGCTGGTGTCGCTGCCAACACCACCGGAGCATACAGTTCGGATGGTATCACTTGGTCAGCAACCAGCATGCAGACTTCTGCGGTATGGGTTGATGTAGCGTTTGGTGCTCAAAAATTCGTAACTGTTAGTAGTGATGTAACCACAGTGAGAATCAGCAATGACGGCGAAAACTGGGATCAAACTGGAACATTGACCACTACTGGATTTACAGCTATTGCCTACGGTAAAAACCGATTTGTTGCTATAAAGAGAGGCACCTCAGTGGCCAATTATGCAACTTCGACCACAGTCACAGGCACATGGACTGCAAGTGCATTGCCAAGTTCGTCAAACTGGGAGAGCATAGCCTACGGTAACAACAGATTTGTTGCTATTTCAAACACCAACGGCGCAATTGCAGCTTATAGTTTTGACGGGATAACTTGGGCAGCAAGTACATTACCAGCCACAGCAGATTGGTACAAAGTCACATATGGACAGGGAGTATTCCTTGCTGTTAGCGAATCCACAGTGGCAGCAACATCACCAGATGGCGTTACTTGGACTCTAAGAGCCACATCTACAGCAGCCAGCGGATTCAACGCAATCACCTTCGGTAACAGAGATAGATACGGATTGTTCGTAGGTGTCGGCGGCGGAACAGGACAAGTAGCTACATATATCAGAGCAGGGGCCACTGCTAAAGGCCGTGCTCTAGTAGCTGCTAACAAACTGTTCCAAGTCAACATTACAGAACCAGGTTCAGGGTACGACACTGTGCCTACTATCACATTTGTAGATCCCAACAACACATTTGAATCGCCAGTAGAAGTGAGACTCAACAGCGGAGTGCTGTCAAACCCCACGTTTGTCAATCGCGGGGTGAATTACACCACAGGCAGTGGAGAAGTAGATACGGGAGATGGATATTCAGATCTATATCAGCCGGGGTCATTTGTATCTGTACGGAGATTGACTCAGCAGCCTACTCCAGGCGCTAACGTGGTATTCAGTCATTTGCCAAATGATGTTTTCAAATTGGTAAATGTGATCACGTTCTTAGGTGTCAACGATGGCGCTTATTCAGCATTCTTCCAAATAAGCCCTGCACTTACTATTAATCAAGCACCCAATCATCTTACCACAGTGACTACACGGCTACGCTATAGTCAGGTAAGACTTACTGGTCACGATTTCTTGGACATAGGCACAGGCAGTTTTATAGAAACCAACTATCCTGGATTGTCTACCCAACCAGCTATACCAGCAAACGAAACCGTTGAAAATGGCGGAGGTAGAGTGTTCTTTACCGCCACAGACCAAGATGGTAATTTCCGAGTAGGCGGATTGTTCAACATTGAACAAAGCACAGGAATCGCTACACTGAATGCAGATGCATTCAATATTTCAGGTCTGCAGGAACTTAATCTGGGCAATGTAACATTGGGCGGCGGATCTGCTACGATCACTGAATTTTCAACAGATCCGTTCTTTACCGCAGATTCAGACAACCTTGTGCCCACTCAACGTGCGATCAAGGCCTTTATCGCTGGTCAGATCGGCGGAGGAGGAGCTAGTTTGAACGTGAACTCAGTCACAGCTGGCAGCATATTCATCAGTTCAAACATCATAACCACTACCACCCTCGCAGCTATCAACATCAATGCTACTGTTGAATTCCGTGGGGGAGTAATTGGCCTTCCGATAGCGTTCAATTACTTTTTAACATAAATACATCATGGAGAATACATTATGCCAACAGGAAGACTAGGCGCAGCTACTTTACTAGCTACGACAGATACATCGATTTACACAGTGCCCAGCAACACGTTCACAGTGGCCACAGTTTCTATCTGCAATAGAAATGCCACAGCAGTCACTGTGCGGCTGGCCTTAGCGGCAGCAGCAACTCCCGCTGCCAACGGTTCAGAATATTTGGAATTCGGAGTCACAATATCAGCCAACTCTGTGCTAGAGAGAACTGGTATCGTGATGAAAGCCACAGAACAATTAGTGGTTTACAGCAGCACGGCCAATGTCAGTGCTGTGGCCTACGGAATTGAAACAAGCACAGCTTAATAGGGAATAGATATTATGGGACGGTTTGTACCAATAGAATTTACAACTCAGGTCGCTGAAAAACAACAGCCAAAGATTGCTAACGCTAGAGCCAGCTACGATGGCAAGCAGTGTTGGCAGTACAGGGCAATCTATGAGAGACCAGGATCATACACATTTACTGTTCCGTCGGGTGTGACCTGTGTAAAAACTGTGGTTGTAGGAGGCGGTGGTAAGCCATCATATGGCACCAATGGAAATTGTTGCTCGTTCGCAGGTGCCGGCGGCGCATACAGTGAAAAGTGTATGACTGTTACCAGTGGCGCAGCATTGCAGATACAGGTAGGCCGCCAACAACAAGATTCGGCAGTGTGCTGTAATACTGTGTTGGTGCATACAGCAGGAGGTGCATCAGCACAAGTTCCAGGAGTTGCCACAGGCGGAGATTGGAACAGTCGAGGCGGCTGTAGTGGATATAGTTGCAACTATTGTAGCGGATCAGTCAGTCATTATTGCGGATCATGCAAATATTTTAGTACTACCAACTGTTGCGGATACTGTTTTGTTTATCAATATGATGATGTTCAAATGGGCAGCTCAAACTGCTGTAATGCTATATTTGTAGGCGGCGCTAGTGCTGGATCACCACGCAACAGTTGTGGAGGCTGTTCCAGTGATATGTGCGGATATCTGCACAGTGGAATTGCAGGAGGCGGTGCTGGCATCGGCGACCAGTGTAGGCAAACTATTTGGCACTATAACTGCTGCTCTTGCGTTTGCGTAGTATGGCAAGGCGATGGCATGACCATGAGCACTAACCATCCAACATCAGCTGAAGGCGGTGGCGGCAGTGAAGGTCGTAGACGGAAAATGTGTCGCAGCATAACATATGGAGCCTGTGACTATTCTGTATGGGCCAGCGGTGCTGCCGGAACGGGAGGTCCTGAAGGAGACAGCCAGACCAACTTTCAGTTTGAATGGGGTTACGAAAGCATCTGCGCATACCCATACGGCGGTGGATACCAAATGCCTCAAGCCAGAATGCAGGTACAACGTGAGGCTCCCTGCAGAATCAACTGGTGGGATATCACTGACATCTGTGGATCAGGCAGTCCAGGACACAGTCAAGAACATAATTACAATCAATGCGGTTATATGGTGGGCGGAATCAGTGTTCCGGTCTGGCCTGAAAATTCAGGAGAAGGTGCAGGCACCGGCGGCATTATCACATACTGTTGTAATCCAGACCAAATGGGCATGGGTTATGGAAATGCATCAAACAGCGGCGGCCCTTCAGTTAACTGGACACTGTTGTGCCACTTGGGTGTGTGTAATAAAACGGAACAGGCATGGTTGCCTGGCATGCAAAATGCATTGTTTCCATTCTTTATTACCTGCGCAGGTACACTAGGCGGTTCAGGCGGTGTTGGTTGGTGCGGATTCACCAGCAAGGCTGGCAAGGGTGGCGGTGGCGGTCAAGCCAAGTGCCAATTCTTATGCGTGTGCTGGGGTGGAACCTTTGACCGTTGCAATAACAGTGGTGCAAATCCGCTACTGGCTTTTCCTCCATGTTTATTGGATCAAATGGTCAGCAACGCAGGCACTGGTATAGCCATAATATATTACAGGGAAGCATAACATGGGACGGTTTATAAGCACAGGTACCACACAGGTAGGAACAAATTGCTGTCAAGCAGTGATAAATTCAACCTGCTATCAGGTGAATACGCATCGCTACAACTACGATAATAATGCATGTTGGCAAAACAGAGTAATTGTTGACACCCCAGGCTCATATTCATTTACAGTACCAGCGGGAGTCACTTGTCTGCGCACCATTGCTGTAGGTGGTGGCGGAAAAAGCTATATCAACTGTTCGGCATGCTGCGGCACAGCCGGTGGCGGTGGTGGATACGCAGAAAGACAAGACACTGTGGCTTCTGGCTGCGTAGTCACTGTGGTTGTTGGGCGTCAACAACAAGACACAACCATAAGTTATACCAATTCAGCAGGCACAGCAAGAGTGCTCACAGGAGGCGGCGCAGTTGGTCCAGCAGGAGGAGTCGCATCCGGAGGAGACTGGAACAGCAACGGCGGTAACGGCGGTATTAATTGTAACTACTGTGGTGGCCTAAGCCACTATTGCGGCAGCTGTATCTATCAATATGCTACCACATGTTGTGGATACTGCGTGGTTTGGTCAGGAGTGTCTGCAAGACAACTCGATCCGCCGCATGGCAGCAACGACTGTTGTGTGGCTAGATATTCAGGTGGCGGCAGTGCAGGTTCATGGATCTGGAGCACAGGTGGCATGGGACAATGTGCTGGCAATGCTGTGCCAGTGTTTAGTTTGGGGTATGGAGCCTCAGCAGGCGGCGGTGGAGGAATTGGAGTTATAGGAAGATCAGTAATCCGCAGTCCGTGGTGCACTTGTACCTGCCACAAAAACGGTTACAACGGCACCGCCGGCGGAAATCAATGGCGCAACGTAGATTGCCCCAATGCTGCAGGCGGCGGTGGGGGCACAAAATGGATGTGCTGCTTCCGTTGCGATTGCCAAACATGGGAAGGCACTTGCCAGCAAGGCCGCTATAGAAACGGTCCCGGTGGATGGGGCGGACGATGCAACAATGAAGGTCGAGGTGCTTATCAGTATTGGGGCTATAGAACTGCTCCAAACGGTCACGGTTTACCTTACCACATTGACGTGCCTCAAGGCCCTAGTCCTTGCAAATACGAATGGCACGACATCCACGAAATGCAAGGCAGTGGAACCAGTGGCAGATCAATGATGGGTGTATGTTGGCCTAATCAAGACTTTATGAACTCTACGTTTGATTGCATGCCTGATCCTATTGCAGGCGAAGGTGCAGGCACTGGCGGCATGTCCTATCATTGTTGTGCATTGACTTTTCACTATCCAAACTGCTGTACAGGCGGAGTTGATGCCTGTGGCAGTATTCACTGGCCGTTGATATGTTGTCTAGGGACAACAAATAGAATGTGCTGCGCTGACAAGATGTCGCAGGCGCTGTTTCCATACATCGTGAGTTGTGCTGGAACACTAGGCGGGTCAGGCGGAACAGGTGTGTGCCACCTAGCCAGCAAAGCAGGCAAAGGTGGCGGTGCCGGAGTAAACAGAAGTTATATCTTGTGTATCTGTTGGGGCGGTTCATTTAACCTCTGTAACGGATCAGGGGCAGCATTGGCATTTCCGCCTTGCGATTTAGATTGGAGAGCCAGTACTGCCGGCACTGGCATGGCAATAATCTACTGGAAAGATGCTTAAGAATCACTTAGGAGAATAAAATTATGTGGGCAAAAGTAGTTAATGACGAAATATTTCAAACTTGGGATGAAGATCCAACAGGATTGTGGCATCCAGATCAACTGGTATATTGGCAAGAAGTTCCAGACCATGTTAATGTTGGATGGAAACGCAAAAACAACGTTTGGATAAATGGCGCAGATTGGTTAGAACAGCATCAAGCTGAAAATCCCCTGCCACCTCCAGGGCCTCCCACAGCAGGAATTAGTGTGAGCCCGGTGGATTACCTGGACAGAATTGAGTTTATCTTTGAAGTACATAACGGCGGAATGGTAGACAGTTATGAATGGACCATCCAAGGAAAAACCTATGATACTGAACGAGTGGAGTTAACTGTTAATAAAATACCATTTCAAGAACAGGTTATCGCAGTATCGTTGACAGCTGTTGGGCCAGGTGGGTCAAATACACTTACGTTAGAAGGTGACACTGCTGTTAAAGTGGGCATGGTTTCATATCCAGGAGATAAGCCCTAACGCCAGTCTGGGCCGAGGAAAAAACCAAATACACAATATCTAGTTCCTGCAGTTATTTTACTTACTGCATGTAATAAAAAAGAAGGGAAGACTAACAATCTTCCCTTCTTTGCCTCTAGTGTATGATCATGCACACAAAATTCTCCACCCTCATACTGGTCATTCAGTGTTAGTGTAAACGATATTTTTCGTTGCAGCATATGATCTAGGCCAGATTTGCAGTCCATATGCATGGTATCATAATGGCTGCCTGTGGGATACTTGGCAAAATAACATTCTACGCTGTTACCTAGCTGAAATTTAAAAAATTTTTCGTTGGCATGCAGAACAGAGCCTAATAATTCTGGATATTCATTTATATCGATAGTTTTGATATATACATCTCTGCTTTGATAATCTTCTGTTTCTTGCACCAAGTGATGTAGATCACAATCGTGTTTAGCAATAATACTGCTACAGTATTCATCGTTGACTATGTCCACCCACTTCAGTTGGAATTGATCAAACATGGGGAGCAAGTTTTTTAAAAATTGTATCAACGAGATAATAATCGTCGACTGATTCTATAGTGGCAATCTCCATATTAATAGACACTCTATTTTGCAAAGAATCAACAGGCATAGGCTCGTGAGGCAGCCAACTAGGCATAATTATAAGATCCAAATTTTCAGGAATAAAAATTGTATCTTGATCTTCATACACAAGCCGTAACCCGCCATCTGTTTTTGAGGGAATATTTACATAAAATATTCCATTCACTGACGATGTTCGTAAATGATGATGTAGATTAGAACGATAAGTGTCTTTGTTATACACATTGGCCCAACAATAGTTTCGCTGCTTGGTGCTGAGATTGAAAGGGCCAAATGTATCAGAGACTATGGAAAAAAATGTATTATAGACCTTGGCAAAATCGTGACACGGATCTTTAACTTCGAAGGTGTAGCCGCCATGATAACTTGGATTTCTAGTCAATTGTTGTTCAATACAAGCAAGCATTCTTTCTTGTAATAGGAGGTCTGGAGATTTAATTTTAGTGCTTAACACATACGGAATCTCTATATGATAATTAATGGTTTCAGTTTCACATATCATACGTCATACCTGTGTTGATTTGATCTATCAGTTGTGATATTAAAACTAATTATTATTCTATCTTTGTCTACTTCATTGGGATTGGTTTCGTGTTTTAAATAACTGGGAAATACCACCAACATGCCTGATTTTGGTGTGATAATATTTTTAAAAACTCCTCGACGTAGAGTTTGCTCTGGCTCATTTTGCAGTGCATATTCCTTTGGATCAGTGAATAGCAAATCTCCACACTGGTCGTGCGCAGCCACATAATATACTCCGCTCCACTGCATGGGTTTGTGATCATGTAAAGGAACAAAAGCACCTTTTGGATATACACTTATCCAGGAATTTACAAATGTCCAATCACCTTGATAATCAAGCTGGTGAAAAAATTCCTGGATTTTTTCAGCTATACAATCGTGGAAAAAATTAAAATTAGCATTTTCGGTCAAACTTCCTCCCATAAACGAAGTGTATCCCAATTGATCTTTTTGATCTGTGATAACATTAGAATTCCATTTATGGCTGAGCACACGTTTTTTGTCTAAGTTGTCAAAGACCTTGTGAATTTCCGGCATTAATTTTTGATTTAGATACTCATGATTGTCTATGATGCTTTCAAGCACTACTACAGGAAATAAGTTAAGTATTTTGTTCATAAATTTTTTAGTAAATGTTGTGTGTATATACCGCGGTAATAAAATATTTAAGCAATTCTATGCATTTATAAATAGAATGTGAAAACACTTACAGAACTTCCAATAATTTTTGTTTCATATCCTTTAGGTGCTGGCGGATGGTTTTTATCCTCATTGATACAAAAATGGTATGATCCTTTACTTGAGTTAGTCATTGACAAAAAAGGTTCAGGGCATGCCAACACGTTTATATATCATATCAATAACTTTTACAAAGACTATGTACATAGTGATATCGGAGTAAGTATAATTGATGATTCAAATCATGATAGATACACTAAAGATCAACGAGTAGAATATTTGAAAAACAGTATAAAAATCAATAATCCCAATAACTACACCATAGTAATATCCTTGCATTGTGCGGACTTAGGAATATTTCTCGAATCGTTTCCCGATGCTAGATTTATTTGTATCAATATCAAGACCGAAGAAATACCAAGATGTAGATTTAATTTTTTATATAAAGCTATCACAGCAAGACCTGAATTATTTGAAGGCATGGCTAAAACTCACAATAAAAATTTAAATGAATCGTTGTCTAAAATATACAACTTAAATAAAGAAAATCTAGAACATTTCAGTTGGACTGATGCTGAAATAATAAAGTTTATGCCTAAGGAATTTTATGATTCAAAAAACGTCTTAAATATTGCTTATAGTGAATATATTCATGGTAACGAAATTGTATTTTTAGACAGAATTGCTGAATTTTTAAATGTAGATATTGATCAAGAACAGTTTGATGATGCGGTATCGTCACTGATCACTTATCGATTTAGTCAACCTCCTATGCCACAATGAATGTTTTAATTTTAACACCGGATAGAGTAGGGTCAACGTTGTTACAGCGTTATCTTACAGTAATAATGCAGGAGTATGACTACAAAAAACCAGTTATAAATCTGCATGAACTTACTAATGGGTTAGAATTAAAATATAGTTTGAAATTTGACCAGAATATTTTAACGAAACCCGCAAAGAATCAGTGGGGATATTATCAGAGCCTGGCCGAAGTTGCTGATTTGTTAGATCAAGCAGATCATTATAAAACCAGCAGACTTGCTCTATACCATATTGTTAACAGAAAAGATACACTATCAGACCAATTGAGTTTTTACGAATACTTAAACAAAAACTTTTATATTATAAGCGCCAGACGTAATAATTTATTTGAACATGCACTAAGCTGGTGCATAGTGGCTGCATCAAAACATCTAAATGTATATTCTCCGGAAGAAAAAACCGCAGTATTTCAAAGAATATATCAAAATGGTATTACTGTAAATTCTGAAGTATTTGTAACATATTTAGGAAGATACTTTAATTATATACAATGGGTAAATGATCATTTTAATGTTAATAGCGTATTCAATTACGAATCAGATTTAAAAAATCTAGATCATTTTGCATCAACTCTTGACATATTTCCAACTTCGACTCCTCCTAAATCTTGGAAAGAAATTCACGGAATATCTTGGGATCAATGGAATGCCTGTCATTATTTGACCAGCGCAAAACATCAAGCATTTACATATTCAATGCCTCAATTAGAAAGTGATAACAAAGAATTATTACCGTTGAATAAAGAAACACAGTATGAAATAGAAAGAATTCACAGCGGTGCTCTTAGCACTCAGTCTATTGAATTTTTAGAAAAACATACTGACCTATATCAAATCACCAACAACAAAATAAATCAAATGGTTAACGAAGATATTATGGTTACTCCTGTGCCCATAAAATTACAAACATTGGCAGAAAAAGCAATGATTGTAAAAAACTTTAAACAGATAGTAGATGTTTTTAATCAGTGGTGTATTAAACATAATATACCTATGACAACTTCAGAATCAGATCTTGCAAACTCTGCTATGCAAGAGCTTACACAATTATACAATACCATTTATGATACTAGATGAACTGTACTTAGGACATTTTGCTGACGAAGCATACTCTCACACCGGATTAGATACTGCAGAACAATGTTTAGATCGAGCACATTTTTACAATTATAAAAAACTAGTTATCTATCAACACAACTCTAGAGGATTTAGAGACGACGAATGGCCCAGCGACTTGATACAGATTTATAATAATATATGGTGCGTCGGCGATAGTTTTACCATGGGATTGGGGCAACCGCAGGAAGAAATTTGGCCTTATTTGCTTAAGGACCTAGTGCCTGAATTGATATTCAACGTCAGTTTAAATGGTGCCAGCAACGATTGGATCTCAAGAAAAATTGCCTACATTTGTGCATTCGCCCAACCAAAAAGAATATTTGTACAATGGACTTACCTTCATCGTCGAGAGCATCCAGATTATAATCTAAGTGACGAGGATCGTAGGTTGCACTATGTACCATCTGATATTGTTGATCCCAATGTCGACAGTCGAAACTTTGAAAATTTTATGAAAAATATCGATTTGTTATCTCGACACACAGAAATAGTTCATTCGTTTATTCCAGATTTTGCTGAGTGTAACTCCGAACAAGAACAAAAAATATACAATGAACTAGAAAAAAGAAAGGCATTATATTTTCCAAGTATCACTCCATTGGATAGATCTCGTGACGGCCATCACTACGATGTAATGACTGCAGCCAAGTACGCTGAAAATTATTTGTCCAAAATAATATAAAAAAATCCACAATTATTATCTAGACAACTGCGGAGTTATAAATATTCAGTCATTACGCACATTAAGGAATCGTATGAAAAAAGTCGTGTTCGTTAACGGGGGTGCTGGAAGAGTAATTGCCAGTGTTCCGGCATTGGAAGAATTAGATCGACGAGGAGAATTGGCCGGAATTATCTGCGAAGGCGGACTGGAAATTTTCTTAGGGCATCCTACACTGCAAGATAAAGCATGGGACGTTAATCATAAAGGACTTTTTGAAACTCTTGTCAAAGACAACATATGTGTGTCGACTGAACCATACAGAGATCATGAATACTATAATCAACGATCCAGCCTACAACAGAGTTTTTGGTGGGAAATTCTTGGTGAAAGAACGACCGAACACCGAAAACCACTAATTAAACTCAACAAGAATGAAGAAATAGCGGCTGTAGGTTTATTGTCACAAGTAAAAGAAACGTACAAAAAGGAAAAGACCATAGTAATACAACCATTTGGAAGAAGCAGTCAAATGGGTCCAGGATTGGTATTTGATGCAAGCAGTAGAAGTTTAGAACAGGCCACTTTTACCGACCTTGTTGGAGATTTAAGCAAAGACTACAATATAATTTATATGGGCGAACATAAACTACAGGTTGTTAATCTTCCAATTTTTCAACCAGAAGAACAAATACCGTTGCGTGTTTGGGCGGCTGTTATTGAATCATCTGATTATTTTATTGGATGTGACAGTGTAGGACAACATTTAGCCTATGCTTTTGATAAACCGGGCACTGTGATCTGTGGCAGTACATTTCCGATCAATATAACATATCCTGACCATTTTAATATTGTCGAAAAGCAAAACACTGTTAGACACTACAGTCCGATTAGAATTGCAGGATTTGCTGCTGAAGAAGCAGATAGACTTAATGACACCATAATGGATTTTAGCAAAGATGAATTAAAATCCATAATTATCAGTATTAGAGAACATATTAAAAAAACTACAAAGGGTTAACATGTGGCTATTAGGCATAAACATTGGACATAACGGCAGTGCAGCATTATTTCATGATAAAGAATTAATTTTTTACATTGAAGAAGATCGTCTCAGCAGACTGAAATATGATGGAAATCCCTACCTTGGTATGGAAATGGCATTCAATTATACCGATCATGTAGATTTTTTAATCTTGTGCGGTACAAGAAATGCATTTGGAAAAATGCCGTGGACCGGTGAAGATCCGTATACCTGTTATGCAAGAAAAAAACAACCCAAACACAAACTTGAGACTATTAAACTAGCCGACGACCACCATCTAACACATGCACTGACTGCGTTTTATAATTCTGGATTCGATGATGCAGCCGCCTTGATTATAGATGGTGCTGGTAGTGGTTGCAGGATTGAGGAGGGAGTGGTGCAACAAGAAACATGGGAAGTTGAATCAATCTGGTCAATGTCATATCCTGCGATATTTGAATGTCAATATAAAAATTATGGCACCAATGTTGTTGATAGTTTCAATGTTGAAGAAGATGGGTTCCCTATAGAAATATCAGACGGACACGGAATTGTAAAAAGTTATGAAGCTGTAACACAATTTTTAGGATTTCATGCGATAGAAGCTGGAAAAACTATGGGGTTGGCACCTTACGGTAGTGCCAACGACAGTATCAAAATACACGAGGGTCGATTTAACAATAGATCGTTTATAAAACCTAAGTTTCCAGCCGGAAATGTATTGAGAACAGATTTATATCCAGAACTACGAGAATTAGAAAAAAACACAGAGTGGCACAACGACCCCGATAAAATTTCTCAGTATCACAAAGACATTTCGTATGCTGTGCAGAAGTCTGCAGAAGAACGAGTGTTTAACTTGATCCGAAAAACCATAGAGATGACTGGCAAAAAACAAATTGTAATTGCTGGCGGATTTGGATTAAATTGTGTAGCTAACTATGAATACCTAAAAGAATTTCCAAATATCGAATTTTATCATGAACCGGTGAGTCATGATGGAGGCAACACGATGGGAGTGTGTCAATACATTTACCGTTCAGTTACCGAAGATTCCGAAAAATCTCCGCTGACCAGTTTATATTTGGGGCCTGATAGATCAGTATCCTATGAAAACACATTTGACGGCTTTTGTGTCGAGGATACGTCTGCTGCAGATGTAGCAAAACTGTTGGTCGACCAAGAGATTGTTTGTTTATATCAGGGTCGCAGTGAAGCCGGTCCGCGAGCATTAGGCAACCGCAGCATATTATTTGACCCCACAGTGGTAAATGGCAAAGATATTGTCAACGAAGTAAAACGTCGTGAATGGTTTAGACCTTTTGCCGGCACCGTGATGGCTGAACATGCAACTGAGTGGTTTGATTTCCGTTCAAGAACAGATAGTCCATTCATGATGTATGCTGTAGATGTATTAGCGGAAAAGCGCGATATTATTCCGGCTATCACTCACGTCGATGGTACCTGCAGAATTCAAACAGTGACCAGTGAACAAAATCCACACTACTATGAATTGATCAGCGAGTTTAACAAAATTAAGAATGTGCCTATCTTGTTTAATACTAGTTTTAACCTAGCAGGAGATCCGTTGGTTGAAACTGTAGCAGAAGCATTAGATACTTTGAAAAAATCTGATCTCAAATATCTTTGGTTGCCTGAAATTGGCAAATTGCTCACTAAGCAATCATGATTCTAGACTATGCCAGCGGCATACATCCGGATAGTGGAAAAAATCCTATCGTAGATCAAGACATCGTCTCAGTGCCTTTTTGGACCGAAGAATTTTGCCAGCAACTGATTGCAGTGGCCGATTTTTATGACAATCGATTCAAATCGCATGAACAAAAAAACATAGATTCCAGTGATCTTAGCTATGACGCACTTTACTTTTCACAAATCAATCAATTTTTGTTTGAGGATTTTACCAGACATTATAAAAAAGATATAATTCCAATCATTAATAAAATTTGGCCTTTCACTAGAATTTCTGGTTGGCAAAGCCCGTTCATACTAAAATATTCTACAACAGGAAAAAAAAGTTTAGCTCCACATCACGATCTCAGCGAAGTATCTATGAATATTAAGTTAAATGTAAATTATCAAGGCGGCGAACTGGCATTTCCTCGCCAGGGCATCGATAATCAAAACACACCTGCAGGATATATGCTACTGTGGCCGTCTACGGTTACACATTATCATCAAGCCAATCGTATCAGTAATGGCGTGAAATACTCTGTGACTGGGTGGACTTGGCCGTCAGGTGCTAAAGAATGGCATGGTATAAAAAATGTCTAAATGCTATTGGCAAATGCTAATAGACTATCAAATTCTTTTACTTTTATCTGGTGAGTTAACTCAAAAGCCTTGGTTTTGGTTTCGCTATTCTTGGACTTGATTAAAATCGGAGTAGTTTTAATTTTAGTAGCAGCCTTGATATCTGTGACATCTGATCCGATGTAATATGTTTCGTTCCATTTTATCATACCCTCGTTCTGAGCTCGTTCAAACATGCCAATGTTGGGTTTTACAAAAGGATCGTTCTTGTCAGTGCTAGGTGCGTAATAGGCGTTTTTGATACGCCCTCCTAATTTTTCTATTCCATCTTTTGTGGCTGCTAATATATTTTCAAAATCTTGAATCTCTAAATTTTTGGTTTTATTAGTAGGCTGCCCGGAAATAATTAAAAAATCGTAACCCTTGTTCGATAAGATTTTTATTGCAGTTTCTACACCTTCTGCTAATTGAAGTTGATCACCAGGAGTGAACGGTTTAGAATTATCAAAAAAAACTCCAAACAATGTAATTCCTAATACTTTTCTGTTGGCCTGAATAGCCCAAATGTCTCGCATATAATCACTGTATCGACCCATAATAACCTCTATTTTAAACTACTTAGCAGTAGCGAACGAATCAACTTAAATTTCTGGAAACTTGTTTAAGCTAGAGCATAAATACTATACCTATGTCAAACTCTAACTTTTTTAAAACCCTCAGGGTAGATCCCAAAGAAACTGAATATCTTGATCGACAAACTGCATCAAATGGTGATATCGCCTATGACAAGCAGGTAAAAACTCTACGAGTGTTTGATGGAACAACCAAGGGCGGTGCAGCTCTATCTCGAGCAGATTTAGCCAACGTTTCAGAAACAGACTTTGTCAGCCTAGCCACAAGCTCTGGACTGTTTGGTCCGAATATTCACATACATAATACTGTTGTAAACAGCAACTCTATATCAGGCGACAAAGACTATGTAACATTTACAGTGGGTACAAATGATATCACAGCATTGTATCTAACAAAGTATGTAGGCGTTGACCTAAAAGCATTCTTTGCCATTCAACAAGGCACAGCATGGACTGCTGGTCAAGATGTAAATCAAATGTTAATCTACGGACATCTTGGTCCATGGGACCCATCGCTTGCTGTTGGAAGTAACGTATTAGCCGGCAACCCATTGCATCCCGGGGCTGTCACATTGGCAGCAAACACTACATATACTGTGTGGATTCAGCAAACTGGGTCAAACATTACAGAATATGCCCTTAGCACAAATCCTTATTGGGTACCGGCAACCGCAGATCTTCCTGCAGACTATTCGAGTGATCCAGCAACTCCAACTATCCTGTATCAAGACGGAGCAGGCACTGGTACTGGCGGAGTGTCAGTAGAAGACAGTGTGCCTACTACTACAGATTCAGGCAGCTTATGGTTAGATACAAACACTGGCATATTATATGTTTATTACGACGACGGTACTTCCGGACAATGGATCCAACCAACGTTTCCTTATCCCGATGTTACAAACCTAGCCACTATTTCATCTCTATCAGCTGTAGCAACTTCTGGCAATTACAATGATCTAGTCAATGCTCCATCCCAATTTACGTTAAGTGTAGCTGCTGATGATTCTACGCAGATATCTATTTCTTCGGGAGAAACAATACAATTTATAGGAGCAGGTGGATTAACCACTACCGCCGACGACGACGGAACGATCACTATAACAGGTGGCGCAACTACAGGTAACGTTACATTTTCAACAACAACTATAGATTCCATCGATTCATCTGCTATAATCTTTACTCCTGCTGTGGTCATGCAATCGGATCTCACAGTAGAGAACGAGTTAACAGTCAGCAATTTGTTGACTACTGCGTCTCTCACTGTAGCTAATCTACTGTTAACAGGTAATCTAACAACGCAGGGATCAGGCACCCCTGAAATTGTTTCAGATAATGAAATATTACTAACGGCAGGTACCCGTGTGCAAATAACTTCAAGTCCTATAAAACTAGCATCTTTCTCTTCGGCAGCGCGAGACCTACTCACTGCATCCAATGGTGATATGATTTATAACACAACAACCAACAAGTTTCAAGGCAGAGCTGGTGGCGCTTGGGTAGATTTACATTAACGTTGTTATGGAAAAATATTATCAATTAGGCACACATACCGAAGCAGAATGGGATGAATTAAATGCTGAACTAACTGCGGCAGGTCATGTCAACCAATCTGTTCCTGTTCGAGAAATAGAATGTGTAGATGATCAATTGCATAGCCCTACTCGCGGCACATATCTGTTAACTGATGCAGAAGCAGATGAATTAAGAAACGATCCTAGAATACGATTCATCAATATTGATTACAAAAGGTACGATGAATTTACACCACCACCTGACGAACTGCATTCAGTAAGACCAGATTTAGTAAACAGATACACTGCTGCGGTAAAAAATTACAGAGAATTTGAAGCTTCCAACACACTAGCTGCAACACCTAATACCTCAGACGTCAACAGAACCGGATATCAGCTTTATAGATGCACACAAAAATTAGATCCCTGGGTAGATACTGCGCTGGCAGACAATGCAGTGGTCAATACCAACATCCCACAATACGGGACAGGCAAGCACGTAGATGTTATAGTTGCAGATGACGGCACCTGGATCGGCCATCCAGAATTTCAAAGCAATGCTGTGTCCGATTCTAGTCCGTTCGCAGCTGTGCCAAAGCCCAGCGGCTATGTTGGCGGCAATGTCTTACCAGGCAGCGGCACCTGTGATCTATTAGATCTAGTTCTAGACGCTCCATATTATTTAGATCCTGATTGGTTCAATGCTAATCCTGCGACAAGATTAATCACCAGATGGGACGGCACTACGGTTCCTGTGGAATCGGTAGCAAGATCGTGGTGGTCAAACAGCGCCCTGCGCAGCGCACAGTTTGCCAATGCAGGCACAGTGAGTGTTTCTGCTTCGTATACTAGGGCAAACTGTAATGGCACCAACGCTGCATTATCTAGTGAAGGCGACCACGGAACTTGTTGTGCTGCACTAACCTATGGAAGAACACAAGGATGGGCATATAACTCTAATAAATGGGTATTGGATCTCTACGGCGCTTACGGTACGAATATAGAACAGGGATTTGATATTCAAAAAATATTTCATCAATTAAAACCTGTAAATCCTTTGTACGGAACCAAGAATCCTACTATCATGTCCAACAGTTGGGGGTTTCGAGCCAACAAAGATCCCGGCGGTTTAACGTATTATTACACTCATAGATCAACAAGCAACACTGCCTACACCACCGAAGTAGGAATAAATTGGTTGAGTCATATGGGCACCCAAGGTGACGACGGCCGCTGGAAATCAGAAATGAAAACCAATTCATTGACCACAGCGCAAGATGAATTGATTGATGCGGGAGTAATTTTTGTTGTGGCAGCTGGAAATTCAAATCAAAAACAGGTCAACTACGGGCATCCTGATTTTAACAATTTTATTACCACTACCAACGGAGGAAGTCTAGCCAATTCTACATTCAATGAGTTTGGATATGCGGTATTTGGCACAACGAATAGAAGAGGATTTCCGCAACAAGGTGGAAAATATACCAAGGCAGACGGCTCTATAGATTACAAAACCATCAACATAGGTGCCCTTGATGACGATTTTAAAACTTCAAAAGAGGCCAAAGTTAGTTACAGCGATAGAGGAAACGCTATAGACGTATATGCTCCTGCAGATGGCACCTTGGCAGCAAATAGAGGATATGGCACAAACTGGCCAAGACCAGATACCTATGCTGCTCTCAGCTACAATTCCGGAAATACCACTGATGCTTCCTTTAGCGGTACCAGTGCTGCCTGTCCTGTGGCTGCAGGTTTTTTAGCCACGGTGTTAGAGTGGAACAGAGACTGGACCTGGGTAGAAATCAAAACATGGTTGCAAACCCTAGAAACACAAGACGCTGCTAATTTTTACTTCGGCACAGAATCAACTACTACTAATACAGCTAATTGGCTGGACTATGAGAGTCTCGAAGGAGGCGATGCTCGAGTGCTTTATCAGGGACCGTTTGATGCTAGATTCAGGTCTGGACCAAGAATACTATCATCGGAATCATCGGGATTTATTATAAGAGGTCTTCGAATTAGGAACCGATAAATATGTTATTAGGATAAAACATGCCATTAAATTTTCCAGGTTCTCCTGCAGTCAACCAAGTTTATACCGAAGGTCAAAAATCTTGGCGATTTACCGGCTCTGCATGGAATTTAATTACCAGTGGATTTGATTTTTCTACTGCCCCTAGTTTCACCAATATAGCTGTAGCTGGACAATCTACCATAGTAGCAGACACTGCGACGGATACCCTTACCCTAGTGGGCGGAGCCGGAATCACAATTACCACCAATTCAGGCACAGATACAGTGACAATTAATTCAACTGTGTCTGGTATAGGATCTTTAACATTTGTAGGAACTACTGTAGATAGTGCAGACAGCTCCGCGATCACATTTATACCTGCAGTTGCCTTTAACAGTAATGTGGTAGTAGGCAATGAAATAGTTTTTGCAGACGGTACAACACAGGCCACAAGCGCGGTAGGTGTTCCTGGGCCGCAGGGGCCGCAGGGGCCGCAAGGGCTTTCAGGAGCTGGATCAGGCGACGTGCTAAGTTCAGGTGGCGGATATGTAGACAACCGGATCGTTCGTTATGATGGCGCAACAGGTACAATAATACAGGTCAGTAGTGCTAGTGTATCAGATGCAGGATTATTAACTGCTATCAGCTTCAGCGGTGACGGTAGTTTGATTACTGCATTGAACGCTACCGAACTAACTTCGGGCACCGTACCAAATGCATGTTTTCCAGCCACACTGCCAGCGGCCAGTGGTGCTAACCTCACAGCACTTAATGCCACACAATTGACTTCGGGTACTGTACCTGTGCTGAGATTGGGAGCTTCTGGTACTAGAGATGCTACTACCTATCTCAGAGGAGATAATACTTGGGCCACAGTTTCTGGTGGCTCAGCATCAGACAGCTTTGCTACTATAGCGGTAGCAGGGCAGAGTAATGTGGCGGCCGATTCAGCCACAGACACTCTTACGCTAGCAGCCGGTACAGGTATCTCAATTACTACTAACGCCGGCACAGATACCGTGACTATAACCAGTACAGTTTCAGCAGGCGCTACTGCATTTACTGGTTTAAGTGACGCAGCGGGATTGACCGTGGATAGATTTTATCTTCCAGCAATCACCATGTTGGATGTCACTGCCTATGGTATATCGGCCTACAGATTCGATCAGTATGGAACCGCAGACGACCCTACCATATACGCCATCAATGGCACTACTATTGCATTTAATTTGGCAGGAGTTACCAGCCCCAGTCACCCATTCTTAATTCAAACCAGTGGCGGCTCAAATTACGACACTGGCTTGGTGCATGTCAGCACCGCAGGTGTAGTGACTACAGGATCGGCAGCTCAAGGAAAAAACTCAGGAACACTGTATTGGAAGATTCCCGACTCTATATCAGGCAATTACAGATATCAGTGTCAATCACATGGTCTTATGTTTGGAACTATAACCATCAAGAACTTCAGTGCTATCTAATTAAGATAGTTCTAGCCTATATTTTTAAGTTTAGTGTCCAACTTTTGTCTAATAGACAAAATATTTTGTCTCATGTCCGAGCCCATAGAAGGTATCTGTTTAGTAATAACCATTTCAATGTGCATACTGTCTAGTTTTTTAACTTCGGCAACTAGTTTGTTCAACAGTCCGTTGGCTTCTTGTTTAAATTCGCCTTCTGGAATTTGTTGAATTTTATCTAGATACCGTTGGTAGTCTTGTTGAAATCTATTAGATTTCTGTAATAGGTTTGACATTTTCTAACTCCATGATAGTTTCGATTTTAATTCTAATCACTTGATTGTTCAGCGTGGTTTTCAACCCCAAGTGGAGTTGTTTGGGAAGGTCGTCGAGATCGGCCCAGCACACAGTCTTCACAGCAGAGTTCAAAAACTCTTGATTCACCACACACACATAGGTACCGTATTCAAACCCTCGGTCCTCTGACAGATATAATTCAATAGGTAGAATCCTACCGGTAGTATACTCGTCTAGCAGATTTTCAGCATCTTCCAATAAAGGTCCCGATCTTACGAAGGTGGGCACAGTCCATCGTTGATCCTCGAGAATCAGCAGAATTCTACCTGTGGTTTTAGCTAAAAATAATAGTCCGGCACGCTGTTGCATCTGTGTACTTAGTGTCAGATCAACCTAAAGTTCCAACGTCCTGGCGCATACTCACCTTCAAAGGCCTTGAGCCATTGTTCCCCATCCCACTTGTATTTGATACCTGTACGTATGTTTTGGATATAGGTCGCTGTGAAATCTTGGCCGGCAACAGCAGCATCCTGTAAAGTATTATCATCGGGATCCCATATTGTAGACCAGGTAGCTCCAGCCCATTCTATAATTGAGTTTGCTTTGATTATAGGGTCGGTACCATCTTGGTTTTCCCACGACGAGTCGTTGTTACTGGGGTCTCTCCATGCCTGGGGCCCGCGATAAGGTATGTTAGTGCTGTCTGCGGGATTGCTTGGGTATTCGATGAATCCTCCACGATTAGCACTATTGTTGACATCCTCTAACATGAGGAATCGTAAGCCTACAGGTATCGCTGCGTAACTGCCATATACTTCTAATGGATTGTACTTATAGGGATCGATAATAGCATCTACGGTACCTCTAGTTTCTATCGCGCTTTCAATATCAGTGTTGGCAGGATAAGTATCCGGATCCAGAGTCACCGATAACACAGTCCTATCTAAAGGATTGATCACAAATGTACCAACGATTTCACTGTCATCCTCTTTGAGAAAAAACACATCGCTGCCTGCAACATATCCGCCTTGTACTTCTAGGATACGATCCCATTCTATAGGTTCACCATTTTTATATTCTTGAGCATCTAGTCCCAATGAGAGAACTGCTGCGTCAGGATTGACCAGTGTGAGATCATACTGATTATCTGTAAGATTGCCTGTGTTGGATTTGAACAGCAGCACACGATATCTATTAGTGGTTGTGGCAAATGCACCTTTTGCACGATTATATACTAAGCTTTCTAGATCCACTATATCGCCGCTATCCATAAACACGTTTGAAACAATAGTCTGTACGATACCTAATTTTTTCACTTTAGCAGGAGCAGTGATATAGATTGGAATCTCAAAATCTAAAGTGCAGACATCTATTTCACTTTCTGCACCGGCAGGAATAGTTCTGGCAGTAAAGTTAGTGCCGGTAAGATACAGTGTGCTAAGACTGGTCCAGTCTAGATAGTTGTCTGTGGTCTGCAGTTCCAAACTGGGATTAAACAATACCAAAATCTGTTCTAATAACTGCAGTTTTTGATCTGTGTTTGAAGTCCATATGTCTGCTTTCATGGTCATCTTGAAAGGTGTTGGTGCCAGTCTTTCTACTGTATAGTTGCCGCCCTGCGCATTTTGATATTCTCTAGTTCCCGAAGCATCTGTGAATCTACGTTCCCTTACATGAACCTTAGAAACAAATGTAGGATCACTGAGCCGCGATGTATCCATTTCTAGAGCACTGATATAACAGCTGATCTTGGGCACTGACGGCATTTTATTTTCTGAATTTTCTTTGATTATGGCAGCTACCTGGCGGGTCATGTCACCGTAGCTCACAGGCACACTGATCTCATCACCATTGCCTGCCTTGTATTTGAAACCTATGAACACACGCATGAACTGCGTGACATAGCGCCTTATTTGCCCGTCATAGAAAAAATCCATTATTCGTCCGCCTGTGGTCTAAGTGCCTTGGTGAGGCTTTGTTTTTCTTCTGTCTCATGTCCATCTATAGTAGTAACTGTAGTATTATTCACAAATGTGGCCTTTTGTGTCTGACGAATATCTTTGCCAGCATAGGTGCCACCTGCAGCCACATCACTGGCTCCGAGATTGTTCATGGTCATACGCACATTGTCTTCAAATTTAGTCCAACGTCTGCCATCAAATCTAAACAGTCTGTTGGGTAGATAATCGGTCCTAAGAGCAAACTGTCCTACAGTAGGATTGATAGGAAATGCAATACCTGCAGCTAAATTCACTGCAGTAAATGGAGCACCGTTAGGTGGCAGGCCATCTTTGGTTAGATATCCATTATAGCCATCTCCGTCTGCAGGCATTAACACTGAGCTAGCAGTCTGTCCTGCGTAGATAGGATTGCCGTCCGTATCAAGCAACGGTGTGCCATTTATGTCAGTGGCCTGCGTCTCAGTATCCACAGTTACAGCAGTGGCATCCACAGAAGTTAATTCTGCCGTACCATCTTCTGCTCTCTGCAAGGTGTAGAACTTGCCGGTGTCATATCCACTCTTAGGAGCATCTGCTTCTGCTTGATTTAAAACAGCCGAAGTGATCTGCATTTCTTTGTTATAGGTTGATATGATATCTTTCAGCGTGTCAGCAATCATATAGTAGGGATTATTTAATGAACCTGGCGGTGCTATTCCAGTGACTTCTTGAGTTACTTGATATTTCTTGCCGTCTGTTCCTGTAACAATATCTCCAGGATAGTATGTGATGTCAGCATTGTAGGCGCCTCGGTCTGAGTCTGTGTTGGCGATACCGTCTAGGATCTGCTTGTATTCTTGGCTGTCTACCAATGGTTTGCATTTGGCTCTGTACAGATGTGGATACCATGTCACAGAAAATCCTTCTGCAGCCCTAGAAACTTCTTCTATAACATAGAATCTTTTCAGCGCATACTGCAGATCATTCAGAGCATACTCGTCAGTGAGATGCGGCAGTTCTATCACATCACCTGCTATGATTTTACGACCGATTTTTTCCACAGTGTCTGTGATGTGGAAGGTGATAAAAATAGTGTCGTTCTGTAGAAACAGTCCAAATTGACTGAGATTGAAATCTATGTCTGAAAGATTGTACACCCCGCGCAGCAGATAAACGTCTGGATCATATTTACGATCACGATTTTCTAAGAACAATAGATCCTGTATGTTAAAAGGATCGTCTGTATTGTATGTGGGCGTAGAAGGTGTGTTACCCTGTACCGCAGCATCGGGCCCAAGATATTTGTGCACCAGCACATCCGTGCCGCCAACCTGGAACATTTCCCAAACGGTATTATTGATAAATTTATAATCATTGCCTTTTTGAGGCCGGTAGAGACTGAGTCTTGGCATAGTCATATATTTACCGCTGCGATAAATACTATCATGAGCACAACTGATCAAGCAAAACAACAGGTTTTCGACTACTGTAAGGCCATGCTGGGCGACGGCATGATCGACATAGAACTAGACCCTATACACTACGAAACAGCACTTAACCGCAGCCTAGCGGTATTTCGACAGCGCAGCGACAACGCCGTAGAGGAAAGCTATTGTTTTCTAACACTAACCGAAAGCGTCAACGAATATATCCTGCCTAAAGAAATACAACAGGTTCGTCAGATATTCCGTCGTTCAGTGGGATCTAGAACTGGCAACGGTACTGGGGGCACAGTATTCGAACCATTTAACTTGGCCTACTCTAATACCTATCTGCTAAGTTCTACCAACATGGGCGGATTAGCCACATATGAATTATTCTCACAATATCAGGAACTGGTAGGTAAGATGTTTGGGTCTTTTATAAACTTCACATGGCATCCGCAGAGCCATAAATTGATCATACATCAAAGACCTAGGGGTGAAGAGTCAGTGATGCTACAGGTCTATAACACCAAACCAGACTTTGCCATCATAGATGACGTGTATTCTGGACAGTGGATCAAGGACTATACCTTGGCCAACTGCAAGATGATGCTGGGCCAGGCTCGCGAAAAATTCGCACAGATAGCAGGACCACAGGGCGGATCAGGTCTCAACGGTGCTGCCATGAAAACTGAAGCTACTGCAGAAATGGAAAAACTAGTGGATGATCTAATGAAACTAGTGCCCGGCGGCAGTGGTTATTCTTTCGTAATTGGCTAAAAACTCTTGACTCCGTGATTGATCTATAGTATACTGTCTTTGTAAGGAGACATTTATGATTATAGGGGTATGTGGTTTTATTGGCAGCGGCAAGGACACAGTCGCAGACTATCTAGTTAACTTTCACGAATTTAGACGAGAATCATTTGCCAGCACACTGAAAGATGCGGTAGCAGCAGTATTTGGTTGGGACAGAACCATGCTGGAAGGTCGTACCAAAGCCGCACGTGAATGGCGAGAGCAGGTGGATCCGTGGTGGGCCAAACGACTGGACATGCCTACACTGACTCCTCGATGGGTCCTGCAATATTGGGGCACAGAAGTCTGTAGAAAATCCTTCCATGATGACATATGGATAGCCAGCCTAGAAAACAAACTACGAAATTCACAGGATCATGTGGTAATCTCAGACTGTCGTTTTCCTAATGAAATTACCAGTATACGTAATGCAGGTGGCAGAATCATCTGGGTACAACGTGGTCCATTGCCTGAGTGGTATGATACTGCCGTGGCAGCTAATCAAGGCTATAATTGGGCACACCAAGATCTCAAAATGAGAAAGATACACGCTTCGGAAACTGCTTGGGTAGGCACAGAGTTTGATCATGTCTTGATCAACGATCACAGCATAGACGAGCTCTACGACACAGTGAAATCAATAGTCAGCAACGAGATCACCTTGACGCCAAGTGACTCCCTCTTTGCTCAAAACGCCAGCACAGTTTAGACATACAGTTTTTAGATTCGCAGGACGACAGTTGTCTAAATTGCCGTCCATGTGAAACACTCTAAATACTTCCGCATGCGGCGACCTGAATCCGCATTTCTCACATTGAGATTTCATCTTATAGCCACTGCGCAACCACCGTGGTACTCCTGCATATACACCATGAGTCAAGCAGATTTCACAAAGACTTCTGTAATAGGTCTTGGAATTTTTCTTGTAGTTCACAGCACAGGGTCTTGCACCGCACTTGCATAATGGTCGCATACAGATATTTAACGCTTCTGTACCTTTTCCACCCCTTTTGACCTTGTATTAACCATCCATTTTTGTTGCGCACGGCTAAATATTATGAGCAACTATTACCAGGAGAAAATGGGATGGCACTACAATCACCAGGCGTACAAGT